CGAATTATCTCTGCAACGAATTCCTTGGCAAGGATGATATTGAGACATTCGACATCATGAAGGAAATGAATCCTCGAAGATATGAGATTGAGGGATTAGGTAACTGGGGAATTGCTGAAGGGTTAATCTTCACGAATTGGAAAATCTGGGACGAAAAAGAACCTGCGCTGAACGATCTTCTGGCAATGCCGGAGCATTACCGGCACTTCAATGGATTGGATTTCGGCTATACACATCCCACTGCATTTTCAGCGGCATTGAATAAGCGAAATGAGTTTAAGTTGTATGTGTATGATGAATTTTATGAATCCACAATGAGCAATCAAAAAATCGCTAATTCAATCATCTCAAAGGGATTCAGAAGCGAGCGGATTACAGCGGACAGTGAAGATAGGAGAACAATCAACGAATTAAAGTTATTAGGTTTGTACGGAATAAAGGGAGCGGTAAAGGGTCCGGGCAGCGTATTGGCAGGGATCCAGAAATTACAGGATTATCAAATGATCGTACATCCGAGATGCCAGAATTTCATGATAGAGCTTAATAATTACGTATGGAAAGTCGATCCAAAAACGGGTAAAACAATGAATGAACCTAATAAGGAATTTGACCATCTGATGGACGCAAACAGATACGGCACTGAAAAACTAACTAAAATCGGTGCAAAGATAGGTTAAGGGGGAAATATGTTACTTCAAAATCAATCACAACAGATTAATGAACAGTTGTTGCAGATACCGCAGGAACTATCAAACAAGGAGATTACCAGGATCATCCTGAACGAATGGAGAGATTCAGAGACCATTACTGACATGATCCGTGCCAATGAGTACTTCAAGGTGAGAAATACACAAATTCGGAAAAAAGATAGGGATTGCCTGGATGAAAATGGTGATAGGATCAGTAATGATACTCTTTCAAATGTTAAATTGCCATCCGCATTTTTACGGAAATCAGTACGTCAAAAAGTAAATTATGCATTTGCCAAGCCATTTTTAATCAGCGTTGAAAAGATTAAAAAATCAAGCGAAATCAATAATTCAAAAGCGGACAACCAGCAGATTGATGAATTCAAGGAATTATATTTAAGCGAATGGTCTGATTTCCTGAATGTAAAATTCCGCAAGAATTTAAAGCGACTGGCGAAAAATGCGATAAACAATGGAATAGCCTGGAATTATGTGTGGATTGACGCAAAAGGTAAATTGCAAATAGTAAATGTGGATAGTGAAACAATCTACCCATGGTGGAGAGATAGGGAACATGAAACACTGGATGCGATTGTGAGGGATTTTATCGTCATAGACTTTTCGGAAAGCGAAACCGGCATTGAGATTCAGAAGGTGGAATATTGGGATGCAGAAACCGTGGAGAGATTCATTGATGACGGCGGTGAACTGACCATTGATGTGGCTGCCGAGGGCGTACAGGAGTTACCTGCTGCAACCGCACATATGACAAGACCGATTGTGGATGAAAACGGAGAGGAAGGGCGAGAAGCATTATCTTGGGGGAAAGTTCCATTCATTGCATTGAAAGCTAATGACGATGAATTGCCGTTATTGAATGTGATTATCGATCGTATAGATGCCTATGACCAACTTGACAGTAATTCGGTTGATGGTTTAGACGATGATATCGACCCAATCTTAACCGTCAAAGGATTAACCACGCAATGGCATGAATTGGCGAATATCAGGCAGACGATTAAAAATACTAGAATCATCACATTCGATGAAGATGGTGGAGAAGCAGCTTTTGTACAGCCGCAACAAAATATTGATGCCATCCAAAAAAAATTAGAATCACTCCGTAAAGACATCCGAGAATTCGCATGCGATGTTGATACGCAGGATGTCAGATTTGGGAGTAATCCAAGCGGCGTAGCTTTGAAATCGATGTATCAGGATCTTGACACCTATATCAACGACCTGGAAACAGAATTCGAGATGTATATCCATAATCTGAAATATTTCTTTGATAGATGGCTTGAATTCAAGGGAGTCGGCAACGTCGAATTATGGGAGCAGTACAATATCACCGTGACGCTCGACCGCGACATGATGATTAACGAGAGCGAATTGGTCACGAACCTGCGGAACCTCGGAGACCCAAATCTTAGCCAGGAAACGCTTGATCTCTATAACCCGGCTGTAGAATCGCCAAAGATAGAAAATGAGCGACGTGAGAAAGAAGCGGAACAGCGGAAGCAGGACGAATTAGACAGAAGCGAACTATATCAATTCAATCAGCAGTTAATGGCTCAATTACAGGGACGGGAGGGAGAAAGGTATGGAGCGAATTCAGGCGAAGATCTATGAAAATAATCCAGATCTATTCACTTATCCACAAATGAAAAACCATCTTGATTTGTATAAAAAATATGTGAGAAACGTGAATGATTATTTTGATGATTCGGATAATCCAAATATTAATTATGATGCAAATGCTGTTATGTTGCATGAATTATTCTTTGAAAATATAAAATCCTATGCAAATACATCGGATAAAAGCAACTTATTATTCAAGAATATGATGGGATTTAATTTTTATATGTTTGAAGATTGGAAAAGAGATTTTATAAAAACCGCTATAAAATCCAGAGGCTGGGTGATCTTTGGATTTGATCCGATACTCGGGATTTATCGGAATGTAAGCATGGAATCCCATGATAAGGGCTTTACAATTGGATTAGAGTCGGCATTGGTATTGGATTGTTATGAGCATTCATATTTTATGAATTACGGTTCTGATAAAGCGGGTTACATTGGAGCATTTATTAATAATATCAACTGGGATATTGTGATGGATCGCATGAATTCGATCACATTAGCGACAAGCTAGTGACAAAAGCAAGCGGAAAGCCTATAAAACAAGGGATTTTATTTAATTGTCCATTAAAGAGCATGAAACCTAAATTTTTAAAAAATTAGGAGGATAATATGAAATTTATATTTAAAAGCATTATCGAAGAAAATAGATCAGGAACATTTGATATTCCAAGAAGTTTTTTCAGAAGAGAGCCTGATGCAGTAATGTCAGTTATGTCGAAAATGGCAATTGTGCGTTGTGAATCATTAGAGTTAGAAGATGCTTTTCGCTATATAGCATATTCTCCTTTATTCGAACCGATGAATGCTGAGTTTGAATGTCCTAAATATACTATCATTGTCACAAAGGACGATAATAGTTTTACAGTGCAGGCGATAAAGGATGAAAATTAACACGCAGTTAAAAGGAGATACCTAACAAGAAAGGAGCAAGTATAATGGGCACGCTTTGGTACATCTGTGGATATATAATAGGATTTTCAGCAGGTAGAAGATGGGGAAAGAAAGATAAATTAAAAGGAGAACGAAAGCGATGAACGATAGATATAAATTTCGTGTATGGGATAAGGTAGGTGAAAGAATGATCGTTGATGTGCAAGACTTTATCCCACTTAAAATAACCAATAAAGGAATTTTGAGATTAAATCCGCTTCACGAAGAAAATTTATATACATTAATTGAGTTTGGTGATCCATTTATTCCAATGCAGTGTATTGGACTGAAAGATAAAAACGGAGCATTGATCTTTGAAGGTGACATCATAAAATTTAGAGCTCACGATTATTCAGTCGGCGATACTGGATACATAATTTACGACAATGAAAAAGCATGTTTCTCTATTAAATGGAATGATGGATTAATACATGAATGTCCAACATATTATAATCGGATAGACAAAACATTTGAAATCATCGGAAATATTTATAACAATCCAGAATTAGTACAGGAAAATTGGAAGGATAGCAATGAATAAGTTTTATTTTTCATGAGAAAGGAGCCATAGTGAATAATGTTAGATGCAGCGATAAAGCACAAAGATGAACTTGAAAGATTACTCGCCGGTACATGGTTTGACGAAAAATATAAATATTATCATCTGGACTGGGCGGGAGAGTTTGAATTATCGGAATCCAACTGGAATTTACATCAATTCGTGTCGGTTGATAGTAATGGTGAAGTCATTGGTTATATAGGCTATAACGTTGACAGGACGGCTTATTACGCAAAGAGTCTCGCTATAACCAATTTCAGAAACGACACTCCAAGTAAATTCACATTCGGTCAGGATGTATTCCAGGCGATAAAAAATATCTTTAAGAAATTTAACTTTAATAAATTGGTTTTTGAATGTGTGGTCGGAAATCCGGTTCAGAAAACCTATAGAAGGTTGATTGATGATTATAACGGTCGGATTGTTGGAGTATTTAAACAACATGTCATGCTCCAAGACGGGCAGATGTATGACGTGGAAATATATGAAATTACAAGAGAGAATTACATGGCTGCTTTGCTTGATCCGAAAAATAAATGCAAACACTCAATAAAATGTTATTGCCAAAATTCCGAGGACAGTCATTTTGATATGATCTGTTATGGATATAATGATAAGTGTGAGCATTATGAGTAAAACAGCATTCCGGAATAAAATATATTGGCAAGACCGCATGGAGCGAGTTGTCTTGGCGAATGAGCAGAAAGCAATAAATATTGCAGAGAAAGTACAACCGTTGTTCGATAGTCTATCAAAGGATATTGAGAAAACGGTAAACGCTTTCTACGGCAAATACGCCAAGGATATGAAGATAGAAGCCGATACCTGGGGCGATGCATGGGAAGTGGCAAAGCAAAAGCTAACCACTCCGGAACTGAAATCATTCAGGAAAGAATTGGAAGCATATGCCAAGCAAGCGGAAGAGCTTAAAGCCGCCGGAAAGAAGATTGATCCTGATACATTGCAGGAGATGAACCGACTGTATAACCGTGTCAATATCACGAGGCAGGAGCAGGTTCAGGCTGAATTTTATAAACTTGTAGACACCCATTACACTAAATTGACCGATGATTTTACTACTGTCCTCGGAAGGAGTTATGAGGATACGTATTACAAAGGCATCTTCCACCAACAGCAGGCGCTTGGATTTTCGAATAAATTCGCATCCATGAATCCACAAAAAGTGATGCAGTCCCTGAATGAGCGATGGATGGGAACGAATTATAGTGATATTGTGTGGAGCAATCATAAAGGTCATTTGATAGACCAGTTGAATACCACATTCCAAAAGGGCATAATCCAGGGATGGAATCCGAATC